AGGTCTTGAACATCGTGCCCTTTGTAAGAGTAGCGCCATAGGTACTTCATCGCGTTACCTTTCAAATAGCCTTTAAACTCAGTAGGCGACATGCTCGCCTCAATAGCTTTGATACACTCAACACCGCCTGTGTTGTAGTGGTCTGGTTTGTTAACCGGATCATTCATCCTTAATACCTTTCTGTAGTGACGTTTGCGTCATTACTGTTGCTAATATTCCCATAGCTAATATCGTTTGTCATTGAAGTAACGTGAATCAATAGTAGGCCAATCCTACAATCGTGAATTTTTTCGATAGTGTTTTGCTTGGCGGCAGCTGTGACTCTTCCACGATATCAAATCGTGTCTCCCCTTTTCGGCAGATTAGATACAACGGTTCGTTGTCTGTGGACCGTGGTCTATATGTTTTGCTTTCGTCTGCGCAAACGATTTGGCTTTTTGATTTAGAAAGATGCGGGAAGCGCTTACGCATACTATCAGTACAAAACTCTGGTTTGATTTGAACTCGAAACAGATCATCACTTATTGATACGTGTACGTAGCGATCGTTTATAGCTTTGGTATTGTCCATGTCGTATCGGACAGGTACTCTATGGATTCCCGGTAGGTCGTCGTGTATTGCCGGGTCAATTTCTTCTGGGTCTACACCAAGAAAGTTAGCTAATTTGATAGTAGCTGTTGGGCCTAGCTCGGTAATACCATTTAAGTACTGACTAAACGCGCCTTGGGTCCACCCAAGTTTTTCTGCTGCTTCGACTTGAGTAAGCTCTAGTTGGTGTTTTTTTCGTTCCCATATTTTACGTAAGTTGGTCACAGCTATGGGGAGCCCTTTCTTGGCTTTTGACATCGTACGGATCCGGTAAACAGATGGATTGTATGTAGTCCGCGACTTCCTTTCGCGGTACGCAATGTTCCATATAGTACTGTTTACTAATATTAGTTGTCCATTGTTTCTCTAATAAAATGAGCGCCGTATTTTCAGCACCAAGAATCAAGCAAGCATTGTTTTTGTATTCATATAAAAGATTGAGCCACTCAATTTGCAGTAAGCTCAGTCCAAGTCGAAGGTTTGTTGTGTCGCGTTTGGGGAGTTGTTTGAGGTATTTGTATTCGGCCCACAGAGAACCTGTTGGCCCCATATAGAATGCATCTGGCACACCGCCGTTGTAGCGGTCATGGATTTTCCATTTGATAACGTTGTTATGCAGTGAACGATGCACAGATCGGATAAAGCTATGCTCGTTCACTGCACTTACTCAACTACAGAGCGGTGTTTTCAAACTGCTCGAAGATACCTTCGGCTAGTTTGTAGTCGTCTGCCATGGTCCAACCGACAAAGTCGATGTCCAAGTTCATCCAAGTGTTGTTACCAACAGTTACTGGTACAGACTTCAACTTCCACAGGCCTGCGAAACGGTCGCCGCCCTTGATGTTGATTTGACTGTTCCAGTTTTTACTGGGCTTCAGCTTGGATGCTGCAAAGTCCATAAGCACAGGGGCGCTGAGCTCACCGGTCTTTGGGTCTTTGATTAGCAGAAGGTGTGTATGTGTAGGCCGAATAGCATAGTCGACGGGCTGATCAGTAGCTGATACAGCTTCGCGGGCCTCTGCTTCGGTCTTGAATGTACCAAGAAGACCGCCACCTTTTTCACGGTCTTTCCATACAACAAACTCGTCTTTGAATTTGATGTTGATGCAGTACAGTTCTTCGCCGTATAGCTCACGAGTTAGTGAGTTCATAAAGTCACCGTCACCTGCGCCCTCGATATGATTTGGGTGGTGCTTGTCGACTTCGTCCGACATTTTTTGTAGTTGCTTGACGCGTGGGATAGTTAAGCTAGACCCATTTACGTCTTCGTTACCACGGCCGTTACCCTTTGCAACGTGTGCTGGTACTTTGTCATCGGTTAATGCTAATGCTAGTTCACTCATATTTAGTTACCTTTAAGTTAGTTAGTTACAGAGTTCTGAAGTTGATGCGACGAATTTCGCGCGGCTGTAGACCGGGAACGTTCTCGCCAATTTTGAGAAGCTCACGGTATGCAGTCGATGAGATGCGTCTTTGTATTAGTGAGAAGTCACCCGTTTGGATAACGTGTTGATACAGGGCGTCCCAATCTTGAACGTCCGGTACGACTTCTTCGTTGATAGACACAGAAGCAACTTCGTTTGCCGTACGTGACAATCCTTCTGTATCTAGTTTCTTAAGAAGAGCTATGTCCACTTCGGACTCCTGCTCTCTTAAAGCTTTTAGCTGTCCATTTAGGTCAGCCATTTGTTGTTTGATGTCTTTCTTTTGATCAATCAGTTCGTTGATGTTCATGCGACTTCCTTCATTGAGTTTAGATCTTTGAGTATCGTTAATAGGTTCTCCATGCGGCCGAGTTTGCCTTGCAGCTTTTCGTACACGCCGGGTTCCCAGGTGTCTTCGGCTGCAATATGGATGACCTCAGTTCGTTTAGTCTGGCCGGCACGATAAATACGACGGTTGAACTGCTGGTAGTGTTCAGCGTTGTATGTAGGTGACGCCCAGATAACAGCTGTTGCTGTAGTCATGGTGAGACCGTGACCCGCAGACTGTGGGTGTGCGAACACAACCTTGAGCTGCCCAGCCTGCATGCGGTCGACGATGTCTTTGCGTTTGTTAGCAGGGGTACTGCCGTCAATGACACCGTATTTGATACCGCGCTTTTCAGCCTGAGCGACTAAGAAGTCGCGTTCGTGGGACCAGTTGAATGCAACTAACGAATGGTTACGCTGCTCAACTAGCTCCATTACAAGGTTGTATCTTTCTTCGTGTAAGCCAACGACATCACCACTTTCGTCGTAAACTGCGCCTGTACAGAGCTGTAGAAGCTTCTTTGTCAGGGCCCCAGCATGTACGGCGTTAATGGTGGCCTCGCCAGTCCACAACACATTGTCATCCGCCAGGTCTTTGTATGCTTTAAGCATAGTTGGAGACAGCTGGGTGGTGACGGTGTGATAGGACTGCTCAGGCATGTCGATGCATTCTTCGAGCTCGTAGCGGATGTTTATGTCCTTGATTGCAGCAGCAACCATGAGCTCAGCATCTGGCTTGTCTTTCCATTCGTTGGCAAACCCATTGAACATGGGCGTACAAACATTACTTCTGAAAGAATAGAACCGATGACCAAGCCGGTGCCCGTCGTCTACGATGAGCGTCGGATGCCAGATGTCACAGATTGTGTTGCTGTTTGGCGTACCTGACATAGCAATGCGGTAGTCAAACAACTTGGCAACCTTTAGCGCGGCTTTACTACGCTGGCTATCTTTGTTCTTAAACGCAGTGAACTCATCAATACATAAGGTGTTGAAGCCGTCGAGTACGTGCTGGTTCTTGACCAGCCACTTAACAGCATCGTGATTAGTGATGATGATTTGTGCATCAGACTCAAATGCTTTGGCACGATTGCGTGCATAAGCAACTGTGTATGTCAGGTCGGGCGTAAACTTTTTAATGTCATCGGCCCATGACGCTTCCAAGATAGACAGCGGAGCTAGCACAAGCATGCGACCTTCAGGGCGCTGCATGTATGCGTCTAGCACGCTACGAGTTTTACCCGTACCAGGGTCTGATGTGACAAGCACTCTGGGATTGGTGGTAATGAAATCAGTCGTCACTGACTGATGCTCAAATGGTTCTAGCATGGTTCATCCTTGTAGCAGAATATTAGTACAGCTAATATTATCAGGCAAGGGAAAACCTAAGCCGGGTTGACAGTAACCCACTGATAAGTGGGGACAGGAACAGACAGCTTTTTGGCAATCTGAACGTTGCGTGTTTCGAACACGAGAACTTCGCGAACGATCGTACGCTTGAGTACGTACAAAACAACAGACACAACCAGACCGCCAATCATGGCAGCCATCATGCCGCTGTATGTACCAGCAAACGCCCACATCAAGAAGCCTGTAACAGCTACATCGATTGGGATGTCGTACGAGACGACGCGGCGAATGCCGAACTTAAATATCAGAAACAGTAGTCCGAGAGCGGACAGTAAACCAGCGATCCACATTGTATTTACTCCATAAAAATTTGATAAGTAGGATGATTTGCGCAGCTTCCAACAGGAAGTACGAAGCTTTAAGCAGGTTGGTTATCAGTGTCATTCATGTATTTCCATAAGTAGTAGGTCAACGCGCTTGTAGCTACTAGACCTAGTAGGCCTTGTAACGCGAAGCTGAGGGCTTGCAGAGAAATGGTTGCACCAACAAGTGCAAGTAATCCAGACAGGCCGTAGCGTGCAACTTTTTGCATGACTATCTCCATTAGTTGTTGAAGGGGTTTGTCCCGCCGCAGCGAGTAGTAACTAGAGGGAAAAACCTACTAGCCGCGACGGGACTTCGCGTATGTCAGTTAGGCGTTAACGCCCCACAGACATTCAGGGTGCTCTCCTTTGCGATAGGAGCACCAGCGACAGGCTGAGTTACTGGGTGTTGGAGCAAACTCAGTTTCTGTCGTCATTTTTACACCACGTTCATGAAAGCTCGGCATGAACTGCATAGCTTCTTTACGGGTGTAATCTTGTGTAGCAGTTTCAGCTTTATCCAAGTACCAGAGCTCAGTACGTACATACTCAAGATCAGGATCCCTGGCGAATGCTGCAATTGCGTACAACAAACATTGTTGGCTGTGTGCAATCTCATTACCAAACCGTT